ATTTTCTTCTGGTCGAGGAAGGATTTTATGAAACTCTCACACAGCAAGATAAGGATATCCGGCGGAAGCGCATCAACCTCCCAAGAAGATGCCCCGTACTTTTCGACAAAGGCCTTGGCCCTTGGATCTGTCATTTTTGCGGGATTCGGAGGCAGCTTGAATTGTTTGACTTGCTCTATCGTTAGCCCTATTTTCTCGACTCCTAAATCCTCCACTTCAAAAGTAGTCAGCCTTTCTTTAATATCTCTGACCATGTCCTCGCCGCTCGGGTCGAAATCGCCAAGATAGAAAATAATTGGTGATCTACCTTCCTCGTTGGCTTTCTTAAGCCTTATGGCCGCCTCATAGAGGGCTGATTGAGATGAATAACCGCGGTTCACCATCAGCGTGATGTGATATTTCCTGGCGATCGGCAAAAGGATATTGGCGATGGCATCCTTCTCGGTCCAAAGTTCGGCGTAATAATCTTGGCCTTTCCACCTGGGAAGTCTGTATGACACGAGGGCCACTTCTACGAGGTCGGCCAAGTTCGTGAATTCGGGGGGACTGTTCGGTTTCCTTATGCGGTCCTCGATAGAGTCCCAATCCAACATTCCGCCGAGCCGGGCCCGAGACACTACGGATGACAAGTTCTTATAACTGCGTTCCTCATTTTTCAACACATTGATTGAAACGAGCTGATAATATAACTGCCTAAGCGTGAGTCGAAGGCCACTCTCTTTATACCGATTGATGACGGTTTCGCATTCAGTAATAAGCCTGAGCGTATCAGTCCGCGGATTATACTCGATGAATTTTTCTATCATTCCGGTTTACTTTCTCATTGACTCGGCCTGCTGCGAATCCTAAACCTCAGATCATCCTCCATGAAGCTGTCAGCCACGTCCACCCGATGAGGAGAATGAGGGCGAGGAGGATCATGGCTATTCTTTACTGAAGGAAATCCTTAATTTGTTCTTCGCATGATTTAAAAAAATCTTGGATAATTTCTACTGCATCTTTCACGCGTTTGATGTCTTCTGCTTTTACCAACATCTTTTCTGGCTTCAGATAACCGCCATCCGTCAGGTCATACCAAGGTTCAGATGAATAAATTTTGAGTCCCTTTTTTAGTTGCATATTTTCTCCTTATTCGGATACCGCCGCCGGATTGACCGCTTGCCCAAACGAAGCCCGGCGAAAAAGGCCAAGAGGGTGAGGAAAAGTAGGCGGTTCATGTGATCCCCCGTTCCCTCATCGCCTCTCTCTGAAAAATAATCTTTTGACTGTAGGCAAGGCCTGGGACTCCCGGCCCGTAAAGATACGCCATGAGGGTGACGTGCCAAGAGTCTATCCCCTGGCTGAGGTGAAGCGTCCGCAATCGGACAAGCTCATGGATTCCGCAAAGGACATTCACGGTGGGGACAAAAAGCAGGGATTGAATATCATCCCCGTAGGCCACATCAAAACCCATCTTGGTCAGAAGCGGAATAGCGGTCGTGGGTAAGAGCTGCATGAGGCCAAAGCAATCAGCTATACTCGCTGCTCGAATGTCCCCCGCGCTTTCAATGCGGATAACGGACGTAATAAGTCCCTTAGTCAACCCAACGCCCTGGTATTGATGAGCCTTGTCAATGACGATCTGGGCCACGGCCAGAGCGGGGCGGAGCGGCATATTTGAAAGCGGCATTGACCGAAGTTCATGACCGATTTGGATGAGGTCATTGAGGCGATTCATGAGCCGGAAATTTTCATCGCGCAATTCCTGAATAGCTTTTTGATTCTGTTGGAGCTGCTCATCTAGCCCCTTAATCTGTCCATTCGTCCAGGCCAGCCCCAGGATGAGGCCGAAGATAAACAGGCCCAGGATGCCGAATCCCCAAAATAGTTTTTTACTCAATCTTTCCTCCTCGCCATCTTTTTGCCCGCCTCAAAAGCTTCTTCTGCGGATGGGATTCTTTTTGAAGCTTTTCCAAAAATGGGGTGGGCACATAAAAATAATTTCTCAACCCGAAGTCGTGTCTTGTGGTCATAATAGCCAGCAAAATAACCCAGACTGGAACGTTCATTTTTTTCTGCTTCTTCTCGCGTTTTGCCGAAAGACATGGTGTGCTTCACGCATTCCTCGAAATACCGCCTAGCCTTCTTCGGATCGGTCATCTTCATGGCCGGCCCATACTTTTCGCAAATGGTAATATATTTTTTCAATTTATCACCTCCATAATCGCCGCCGTTGCCTCCCGAATCCCCCGCGCATGGCCGACCTTGTCCCCCACTATGAGGCCCACAAAAAGCGCGCCGATGACCATCAGCGCCAAGAGGCCAAGGAAAATTAGAGCATCATTTTTTCTCATGCTTTTTTCTCCGGAAATGGATTCAATATTCCATATTTTTTTATCGCCGCCTCGATTCCCCGCTTTATCTGATCGTCCGATAATTCGGCTAATCTATAGCGGGCTATTTCGATGGATTCTTTTTTTGTCCCTCCTGAATCGGCAACTTTCATGCCGCTTTGTAATTCTGTGACAGACCAACATTCTGTTCTTGGGTTACAAGTTACAAATAAATTAAATCCTTTTCTCAGGTTTATTTTTTCGCCCTCAGCCTCAATCCGTTTCGTGCCGCCAACAAATTGACAATTTATAAATAGTTTTCTTTTCATGCTAGAGTTCCATAAGTTCAAGTTGTTGGCCGGTTTGAACTAATCTATTTTCTGCTATCTTGCAATAATCAGGATTGATTTCAATGCCGATGAAATGCCGTCCGAGAGATTTAGCGGCCACGGCCGTCGTGCCAGAGCCGAGAAAGGGATCAAGAATAATCCCCATCGTGCGTGAACATAAATCTTTAATAATCCAAAGCGGTTTTACGGTTGGATGGCCATCAACTCCTTCTTGGCCTACCGCCTTATGTATATAAACATCATGCATATAGTTTCCGATCCGGGCGGCAAGCACAGAGGGTGAACCATTAGAAAAAAGCGCGATGGCTTCTGAAGTCAGAAGCCATCCCCGATAAGGGAACGTACAATCGGCTGGTTTATAAATCCACAATAGCCTTTGATAGTTGAGCGGGATAGCCTCAAATAAATTTTTTAATTCTCCGGTTCCAGAACACACAAAGGCCCATCCGCCATTTTTTAATATCCGCTTGATTTCTATAAAGGCACCGTGGATAATCTGCATAAAAGATTTCTTATCATCTCCGGCAAATCTTCCAAAGCCATACGGGGGATCGGTAATAATAGTATCTATGCTTTGGTCTGGAATTTTTTTCATAACCTCAAGGCAATCCCCACAGATTACCCGATCAATAAAATCATCTGGCCATTTCACGCTTAGAACTCCCACCCGCTCGCGCTGTAAAATTTGCGCCTGATTATTTTTCCAAGCTCAAGCGGCTCAGCCCCTTCGGTTATCGGAATCTCTTTCACGTTCCAGGCTGTCCCCGTCTTTATCCAGAGCTGGAGATGTTCGCCGGGGAGAAGGAATTGGAAATATTTCTTAAACTCATCGACCCGCTTTTTCACGCCGGATGAGCCGGAGGCTTGAATCCAGAGGAGCATTCCGTTTTCCTTGATCGCTCCCATATCCCTGCGAGCCACTAAATCAGCCCCGAAAGTATCCAGCGAAAGGCGGCTAAATATCATCCGCCCGTCTTTCGTCATCGGCTTACCGCCTGGGCCGAATATGGGACGGCTGATCACGGGAAAGTTCCTGACCGTCCATCCGCGCTCAATAAGCCAGTCGGCTATCCAGCGTTGGTTTGCGTTGCCAGCTGCGCGTTTGGTCATGATTGCCCGAATAAATCCATCTGGTTTTCTTCCCCCCACCATAGACAGGGATAATACGTGAGCAGGATTTTTATCCGCGCCCATGCCTGGTCTCTCGGAATTCTCTTGAGTAAATATTCATAGCATTCTTTCGCCTCAAGCGGCCGGTCCAGGTTTGGCGCAAAAAGGCCATCCTCGCATACACAAATTGGCTGCTTGATATAAAGTTCCCTAAATGATCTATCATCCAGATTTGGAAAATATGCCTTGAGATGGCCCAAGATTTTCTCTCGGGGTACGGCGTTTTCTCGGCCGCGATGCTTAGAAAGAAACTGCATGAACCGGAGGGAGATATAAAAGTTATTCATTTATTCCCCCTATAGCGGCGGCTTATAGGTGACCCCCACAAAATCCTTCCACTTCTCATTTCTCAGGAAGGTCGCGGGGTACATGATGTATTTCGCGTCTTTCTGTTCACGTTTAATGACGGCGTTATAGCCATTCAGGGCTGAGGCAATATCGGCAAGCGATATAGATTTACGAAGGGCGGCATAAGCTTTTAGGGCATCCTGCTTGGCGACCTTCTTGGGGTAGGCGGTCCAGAATTTATCAAATTCACCCTCAACCCCTTCTTTGGGCGTTATATTCCTTCCTTCCTTCCTTAAACTTATACTTATACTTAAAGAGGAATTTTCCGGACTAATCCGGTAATTGCCGGACTCATCGGGATTTTTAGGTGGAGAGCTTATTTTACTATCAGCTTCCCTTTCTTTATGAAGGCCAATTTGAAATCGAGCAAAATCATTGAACTCCATAGCAATATCATCACCATCGGGATACAATTGTATGAGGTCAATATCAGCCAATTCATTCAGGCCCTTAGCTATTTTTTTTGGATTCCATGATTTAAACTTGGGAATGATCTCATCCTTGAAATCTTCAAGGTCCTCAAATTTGACCCGGCCTTCCCGGTCTAGGTGAGGGTAAATCATGAACCAAAGAACCTTTGCCGAATCCGAAACAGCCCCGATTTTCTTGGACATACTGACCCTGCGGTCTATCATGCGTCCTCTGGCCATGTTTATGATTGCCCTTCATAGAGGTGGGCCGGACGAATAGGGGTTTTATGAAGTTGCACCCTATCCATGTAGCAACAGTTACACACGGGCATCCATCCCGCTTCCGGCCCTAATGCTTAGTGTTAAAGAGAGGTGGGCCGGGAGCACTCGGACCCCCGGCCCCGATAGAAAAAGGAGGGTAATGAAAGGACCGCAAGGTAGGGATGACGTTGCGGCCCAGGGTAAAGAGAAAGGCCGGTTGAGATTAGGCTGAGAGCCCTCCGGCCTTGTGAACATGGCTAGGCTCATTTCTTTTTGTTCGCAGCCACGGCCGATAGCTTCATGAGTTTGTTCGCCGCCCTTAAAGATTCGATATAGAGCCGTAAAAAATCCTGGGCCTTATGTTTTTTGGCGAGCATTCGCATGGCGGCTTCGGCACTTTTGTCATTCAAAAATCTCTCGCATCCGACGTGGACATGCGTTTTAGTGACGATCATTGTCCAGGGGCCGGGATGAATAACAATGAGGTTGGCCCCGGTGAGGTTGGCCCCGGTGAGGTTGGCCCCGGTGAGGTTGGCCCCGGTGAGGTTGGCCCCGGTGAGGTTGGCCCCGGTGAGGTTGGCCCCGGTGAGGTCGGCCCAGGTGAGGTCGGCCCCGGTGAGGTCGGCCCCGGTGAGGTTGGCCCCGGTGAGGTTGGCCCCGGTGAGGTCGGCCCAGGTGAGGTTGGCCCCGGTGAGGTCGGCCCCGGTGAGGTCGGCCTTTTCTTCGCCATCCTCATTGCGGAGCCACTTCCCGTGTTTTTCGATAATGATTTTTAATTCATCTTGAGTCATTTAAACTCTCCTTTCCGGCCCGCCCGACGTGGCGGGTAGTGCTTGGATCAACCCCTTGACCGGTTGATCCGGGCCCCTGTTGCAGCATAGGCACACGGCCGCCTGACCGTTCGCCCGGAGATAATGAGGGGTATCGGCGTGGCAATGAGGACAGAAGAAATGGGGGCCGGGTTTGTGATGGGCAAGGATGGTCATGATGTTCTCGATGAAACGATCTTCACTGAAAATATCCGAATACCAGGAATTTCGATCTGCCCCTTCATTGCCCGGACTACGCGACCGATTTTTACCTCATCCGGGATAAGATATTCGCGAGGAACTAATGCCGCATTCACAATTTCGGCCTTCCAGTCTTCCCGTATGGATAAGCCTTCCTTGCGCGGAGGTTCAGGAACAACGGGCGCGGAAGCCAAAATCTCGCCAACCTTGCCGTATGCTTTATCAATAACGGCATCGGCCTTGGACTCTTGCCCTTTTCTGTCTAGCTCATAGGCTTTATCGGTTGCTTCGTCAGCAATCCGCTCGGCTTCTCTCTCAGCCCTGGCCTTAGCGCGGGAAGCCTCTAGGTGCTTTCTGTCTTCTTCGGCCAAGTAGTCCGCAATTTTGGGCTTGATAATTCGTTCGGCTTGCTCCAGAGGATCAGTGAATTTCTTTTTCTCGGTCAGGAGTGAGCGATGCAGGTTGTGTGCCTGAGTGATCTGGGGATCAAAAGATTCGGAAATTTTAGAGGCTAGTCGCTTGATGTCTTTCAAAAAAGCATTAGCGATATCCAGGCTTTCTTGGCCCACCACGACCAGGGCTCTAGCCCGATCTGGAACAGCAAGGGCTTGCCGATGTTCTTCTGTGACCCGAACGATTGATTGTTCTTCGGGAAATTCCATCGAAATAGCTTGCTTCGTATCCATCAAAAATCCCCTTCCGCCGGAGACTGAGCAGCCGTCTTTTTTGAGGCTAGACGCTTCTTGCTCTGTTTTATGTGCTCCGCCCATTTGTCCAGGTATGTAATAACCGTCTCGGCTATTTCAGGGGTCATGGCGGCGGTGTCGGCAATTTCACCTCCGGTCGCTTTTTTGATATAATCCCTGATGCCTTCCCAGATCGTATCTTCGCGGATTCCAGTTTTTTGGAGCACATCAAACCCGGCCTTAATTTTCAGGACCTGATCTCCATTTGCCCCTTCGGGAAACTCGGCCCCCGTGGGTTCAGGCTTCGGAGAGGGTTTCGGCATAGCCTTGCCTTCCTTTAGCCAGGCCATAAGCTGCTCGCCAGTTTTCCGTGAAGGTTTGAAAATCTTGCCGTCAAAAAGGCTGGTCCGATCCTTGGAAACCGCCGCATTGTGATCCATCCCCAGGTCAAAGACAGTCGTGAATTCATATTCCATCCCGTCGCGCTGAATCGGAGCTAGGCCGACTTTCCGGGGAACGCTTTTCCCTTTTTCGTTTTGCTCCAGGACATAATCCTGTTTTGAACGCATGGTGCAGATGATATGGAGATCGGCCTGGAGGATCCGGGCCTTGAAACGTTCTTGCTCGGGCGTAATGGTATTCCAGTTCGTATAGGTATTGCCTCCCCGAGCGTCCAGGGCTCCCTTCTTGTCCAGTAAGCCGCCCTCGCCCGCCCAGGCATGAGAAATTGAATCAGGAATAAGGACGTTGTATCCGGCCTTTTCTGCCATATCAATCGCGGTCAGGTACTTGTCTATCGTGTACGGCGGGGCAATCTCCAGAGTATCGAATTCGATCCCGGCTAGCGGCCCTTCCTTTACGTCGGCATAGAGCGAGGCGGAACCGTTCTCGGTATCAATGACCGCAATCTTTCCGCCGATCCCGGCTGCGATAAGTAACGCCGAAAAAGTCTTGCCGCTTCCGCTCGGCCCAGTGATAGCAAGTTTTAGCTTAGCTTGCCGTCGCGTTGCTTTTTGATAAGTCATAATACCCTCCTTAAAATGGGATTTCGGATTCGTCGTCCTCGCCGGAGAACGGCGTATCTTCATCCCCTGCTTTGATCTTGATGATCCGGGGATAGATTTTCTTGGCATCCTTCTTGTCGGCCTCATGGATAATTTCTCCGAGGAAGGTTCGGCCCGAGACATGAATATCTTTGCCATGTTCCACGTTCAGCGCGGCGCAAAGATCGGCATATCGGGGTTCCCAGGGGATGAAGGAATCGACAACGTTAAAGGTCCCGGTTTCATTTGAAGCTTCCACATAGAGGACAAGTCGCTTGCCTATGTGTTCCGAGCCGTCTTTTTTTGTGTAATCAAATTCCTTGATATCCGGTTCCTTGGTTACCCGGAAAGCATAAGAACCTTCCGGCGGGATTCCCGCTTGCGGGCTAGGCCATTCACTCATGTACTTCCTCCTTCTTTGGTTTTTTTAATTTCTCATGAAGAGAAATATGGTAACCTGTCGAACATATCAAAAGATTAGAATTTCGATTATCTAGAGGATTACCATTCACGTGATGGACAACTTCATTTTTTTTAAGATATCTTCCAAGTGCCTTTTCCCCTATAAGCCGATGTTCATAAATATAAGGGTGTCGCTGATCAGCATAGGGATGGTCCGGCCGATAAATAAATCTATATCCCTGGGAATCAATTCTTTCATCACCTCTCCAACTGGGGTTTTTATCGCCTTTTCTATCGGCAAATATTGCAGATTCGGACATTTTCTTCTTCGTCTCTGCCCGATGATGTTTCCCCCACATGGGATGTTTTTCGCCTTTATGCGCAAGGCTCATTTTAAATTTTGTTTCCTCGGAGTGTTTTGATCCGATTATCATTTTTATTCTCTTTCTTCGACATCAACATTCGATTGAGGTGCGAACCTCTCGGCCCGCGCCTTGCATTGCTTGCAGATCAACCCACCTTGGCCGTCATCTTCCAGCCAACCAGCCGGAAATTGCATGGCGCAATAATCGTAGCGGTCGGTTAGGTCGGGCATGTCATTTAGATTCCTTTTTTGTAAAACCATCGCAATTTTCAAGCCATACGGGATCAAAATTTGCTGGCCACGCAAACCATCCACTACGAATCCCATGTGGATTGCCACTGATATTTAACTTTTGGGCTATTTCTCTATTTTTTCCTCTCATCATATCTACCATAGCCCCGAAAGGATTTGAGTTTTGGGGGCCAATGTCAGGATGAAGACACCTAGAATGTGCATCACCTGGAATTTCGCCGCGATACTGACAGTCATAGCAATTAGGTTTCATTTTGTTTTCCTCCTTTAATTTTCAAAAAGGGCGAGCTGGGGTGTTGCCCCCACGGCCGTGGTTCCCGGTTCGGCCGGTGTTGCTCGCCCATCAAAATCAACGTGATCGAAACACTCTGGGCATACCGGCCCGACTCCGGGCAGCCACTTGGTAGCTACGCCGAATCCTCCGCAGCCCCGGCAGCAGAGACGCGGATGGAATTCGGACCGTTTCATGGCATAGAGCTCAAGTTCCCGTGCCTCAGCCTCACGGACTTCCTTCGACTTCCGGGGACCGCGGCTCATGGTTTTTCTTCTTTTGGAATTTCGATTTCGGTAATATGTACTAGATGGCCGAATGGACCTATTTTTCCATAGAGGACTTCATCGTTGAGTGGCAAGAAGTTAGGTACAATTCGGAGAGAATAAACTAAACAGGCTGGATTTCCTTTTTGAAACATCCAGGAAATTCCCGAGACTCTATCCCACCAATCCTCAACCCGAAATTCTGAACCAGCAAAATTTTCAACTTGAGAATGAATATATCCAGCTTTAATCCTGACCGTTTTTCCCGCTAATGGACTCGATTCGTTATGTATCATTATTTTCCCTCCTTTATCCCCGCGGCCTTCTCAATGTTTTCGCAGGAATCTCCGACCGTTTTATATTCTTTATATAATCTGTGCTTTGGGAATAAACAGCGACCATCCCCGACATAAAATCCTTTTACAAAAGGTATGATTTTTAGAGTTTTAAAATATTTACAATTTCCACAAGTTGAAACTCTTTTTGAGATATAAAATAAGCAAGTTTCTTTTGCCTTGCAATCAATGCATTTTATTCTTAATCCACAATGTTTCATTCTTTCTCTCTTGTCTCCGCGCCTTTCTCAAGCCGGGGGTCATGTCCAACAAGAAGCATCGGGCGCGGTTCGCAATTATCAAATCTAGCAAGCTGTTCGATGATGATATCCAGCTTCCGGAGAACAGTCCGGAAATCCATGCGCCGGGCATTCCAATATTGGAACCGGCATTTGTCCGTACAAAAATCATGATCCTTGCGTCTTTTGGCAAAGCGTTCGCCGCATTCCTTGCAAGGGGCAAATTTGACCGTAGCGGGCTTTTTGTTCATACCTGGCCTCGGCTACCTAAATATGTGTGCAACGGTAGCCAAGCGGTTCTAGCCTCATGGCTAGGGGCATGGCGTAAGGGGTCGGATCGCATATTGCTCAATCCAGGCTACTCCTGGCCCCTCTGTCCCGGCTGAGCTGCCCGGACCCGCCGCACTCGGGGCAGGACTGGCGATAAGCAAGATCAACAGTCCCTTCTTTGAATGATATCCAAGCCAATCCACTCCCCTCACAGATCGGGCAATCCCTCATGGTGTCGGCTTCGGAGATAACGGGAGGGATGAGGATGAAGGTCATGGTTTCACCATTCCTCAAAATATTCCGTGCGGCTCATGGGTTTTTCTTTTTGCGCCGCTGCCTTTTTTATATAATCCCCATAGATGGCCTGTTTTGCGGAAAGATAATCTCCAGAATCATTTTTCCCATCCATGCATGGGCCCTTGGATTCTGGAGCCTCCCAAATATTGAATGTGCAAGTTTCAATATGAGGGCACTCAAAATTGTGACAGGTTGTATTTCTGTTCATGCCTTAATCTCCGCCCGTATTTTTTCCCCAATCTCCGCCGCCTTCTGCTGGAGATGGGTCAATCGCTTCTGAATCTTCTGAAATTCCTGCTTGTCTATCCGGCCATCCTCATGGGCTTTCTCAATTTCCTCTAACGCTTGGCCGTTCAGGATTGATAAAAGGATTTCATCTTTTTCATGGGGTTGGTCAAAGAGTTTTCCTTGTGGGGCCTTGACTGCCATATAACCGCAAGGTTTACAGAAAAATTCCAAAAATTCTAAATCCCCGGTGACCCGAATAAGATCGACTATTCGGTCCGGCGGCATCACATTCCGGCCTTCGATGTATTTGTATAAAGTATCCTCAGCAATTTTCAGTTTCACGGCCACGTCAACAACGCGGTGTCGGGCTTTAACGATGAAGGCATAATAGAGTAGGCTCTGGAATCCGAGATTGCCGCCGTTATTTGGATTGCCCACCCTTGCTCCTTTTCCTATATTGTCCCTGGAGGTGATAAGTGGCTGGCCGAAACCCGGCGCTGGTCAAGGTAGAGATTGAAAGAGGTCTCCCCTATGAGAAATCGCCGACTATCCCGGTAAGCAACAATGGTCCCTCTCTTGATGAGATCGCGGACGTGCTTTTCGCAGCAGCGCAATTCCTTCGCGCACTCCTTGACCGTAAGAAGGGGGGTCATTGATTTTTTCCCACCAAGCGCCGGATTCGATAAAGGGTGCGAAAATGCATTGGGTAATCATGGAGAAAACGCCAAACTGTTTTTGGATTTCTTCCGATCTTGGCCGCTACGGCTTCCAAGGTAATGTCCTTGGCCGCCATATACTCTTTGAGTTTTTCCTTAAGGTCTTCCATGTTCAACCACTAGTAATATAGTCCTAGTCACTAGGCTTGTCAAGATAATTTTGGACTTTTTTTGACGTAGCAGATTGACTAGGCATATAATGCTATTTGGCGAGAGTGTTATATTTTGAGAGGTGAAAAAGGCAATGGATAGTAAAATTATTCTAGGCGAAAACGTGAAAAGGCTCCGGCTTTATAGGGGTCTTGAACAAACAGGGTTGGCCAAAAAGACCGGACTTTCTCCGGCTGTTATTTCGCGCCTTGAACGCGGGGTTGAAAATATTACAGCCGACAATCTGATCAAAATTGCAGATACACTAGATGCGGATTTAGAAGAATTGTTTTGCCGAGTTGGAAAATGTATCGCTTTTAAGTTCATAATATCCAGGGAAAATTTAGATGCACTCAAAACGGCCATTGAAGCCATAAAAGAATTAGCTCAAAAAAAGGAGGGTTGATATGATTCAGGCAATCGGCTATATGATCGGAGCTTATATTTTCGTGCGAATGATCCAAATTATTATTATGACTGAACGCAAAAAGGCAACTTGGCTTTTGAGGGCCTGTGCCATTTTCGGCCTCATCGTTGCAATTGGTGGAATTGCTTTTCTTATTTATCAAGATATAACCGGAGCCATTGCTTTAAAAAATCTATTTCAAGATCATGAATATCTAATCAAATAATTCGTCTATGCGAATCTTCCTTATCCGTTGCCCCGATTGTCTCAAGCTACTTGCTGTTCATGAACGCGATAGCTCCGGGCTGACGGTCATGCACTGCGAACGATGCAAAAAGGACTTCACTGTCCGGAACGTGAACGATAAACGCATGAAGGCTCAAGTAGAGCCGCTCAAGCCAAGTTGACCTCAATCCATAAGCGCGGCCGGTTCTACTGGATAGACTACTACCATGACGGCAAGCGGAAAAGGCAATCCCTCAAGACCGATAAACTCCTGGAGGCCAAGGATAGGGCCAGGCAGATTGAAGAAAGCCTGCACAAGCTAGGGGCTGGCCCTCTGCTATCTGACTTTGCTGAGACATACTTCGCTTGGGCACGTGCGACCAAGCCCGCCTCAGCCCCCAGAGAGAAGCAGCGGTTTGATAAAATCATGGCCTTCCTCAAGGCTGAAGGCGTCCTGACCTTGCCGGCGATTACTCCGCTGGCCGTGGAAAAACTCCGGGCCAAGCTCCTAGAGGATGGGCTGGCCAAGGCCACTGTCAACCGCTACCTCCAGCTCCTGCGGGGGATGTTCTATCGGGCCGCCGACTGGGGCCTCTATGCTGGGCCGAATCCGCTTAGGAAGGTTAAGTTTTTCAGAGAGGAGTCATCCGTCCGGGTCCCCTCAGTTGATGAGATTCGTTATATCCGTTGTGCTGCTCGGATGATTTCCCTTGTCCCCCATTCCAAGCTCCAGGCCGCCTTCTCCGCCCTGGTAGAGATGGCCCTCAATACCGGGATGAGAAAATCCGAAATCCTTAATCTCAAATGGAGGGATATTAAGGACGGCGAAGCCTATGTCCAGGGCAAGGGGGATCGAATCCGCAAGGTGCCCCTGAACTGGGCTGCCCTGGCCGTGATCGAGACTCAGAGCCGCGGTAGTGTGTCTCAAGTCACCGCCCGAGGCGCGATTTTTGCAAATAAGGGGGAATTATCTCTGCTATTTCCAACCAATAAGGAGGAATATATCTTTGATATTCCCAACCGCCGACAGCCGGACCTCCTTCGCCGGACCGTGCTCATGACTGGCCGGTTGGCCGGAGTCACCTGGCATTTCCACCTTTTGAGGCATTTTTTTACGTCTAACCTTTTAGGACGCGGAGTAGACATAGTGACCCTAGCCGCCATTCTTGGTCATGCCCGTCCCAGTACAACCTTGATCTATAGTCACACCTCGAGGGAGCGGAAAAGGATGGCAGTTGATTTGCTCGACGCGCGCCCAGGAGATAGGCCACAGAACGAAGGGCCGGTAAATCAGGCCAAATAGAATCAGTCGCTTCTAAATTCCTATGTACCTGAAAATCTCTGCGTCGGCGGTTCGATTCCGTCCCTGGCCATTTCATTTATTGCCTAGATAATCCGCACAATATCAACACAATCCCATTGGTCATACGACCAATTTCAATGTGGACTCTTGGGGAATGGAGAGGAATCTTGCGACTGAATTTGGACGCACTTTGGACACAGTATCAGGCAGGGCTGGAAAGAGAATGAGAAGCATTCTGAAACTTGGTCACAAAATGGGCACGTTAGAACGTCCGGCGGGGATCGATCCCGAAGGTCTCAAGTCCCTTGACTTTTGTGGGCTGAGATTATATATTTTAAATATGATAAAATGGAATGGAAAAGCCCATCAAATCAAAGTTTATCGAGACGGAAAATTAATAGCTCAGTCCAAACTTGGTCGCGAAGCAATCAGTTTAATTGAGCAAGTATTGCCCAACGGAAAAAATAAATATCATTTCCAATATGTCAAAAAAACAAAAGATTGAATTTTTTGATATTATCTGTCCGTCATGCGGAAAAAAACATACCTTTGCCAAAGTACAATTATCAAAAGATAAATATTATTTCGGCGAATATTTTGTTCCTAAGAGATATTTCTTAGAAGATTCTCCGGATATCTTTACCAAAAACCTCTAATCCAACCCTCCAAAATGCCTCAAGGCTCTGGTCGGCCAGGGAGTCGGGTCCCTCATCAAAGCTGATTTCACGGGGAAGGAACTCGATGACTCGGAGTTGGCCTTCCTTAAAGTATTGAAGAAATAACTTGATGAGCTTGATCTTCTCCGCGATAGAGGCGCTTTTCCCTCCGGCCTTGTCATAGGTCCCGGCCTTCTCCGGGGGAATTGCACACCAAGGATTCGTATCGGTTCCGTCGTCGGAATAACCGAGGAGATGGAATGGTGAGTAGCCGGCCAGCCATGCCTCAAGGGACGTGGAGCCGGGCGGAGTATGATCCACAAGGCCGATCCCATGTTCTATGATGGCCAGGAAAGAATTGTCCGGGTAATAGCCATCCTCATCGGAGATGGCCCCGACGATCTTATGAGCCGTCCGACCTCCGCCACTGAAGGTGATGGGCTTCTGAATCCCGAGGCTGATGAGATAATCAACCCGCGGCTTGGCCCAGGCGAGAGCCCACTCGAGAGTAACGTCATCGTCGTCCGGCCGGCGGAGTTCGTTCCCTAAGCCGATGATATTCCCCTCAGCTCCACCTATGGCGGCCAGCACCCGGTCCGCGGCCGCCTTCCAGTAGGCCAGGGCCAGGGCCGAGGTATCCATCCAGCCATAGACGCCGTTGACGTTCCGGCGCCAACAGTCCCAGGCCCGGTCCCAGGAGCATTGATCGGCCATATCTACATAGAGACCGACCTCATATTTACCGAGCATGACTGCCATATCGTGAAGGTTCTCATAATAGGCCGGATTCGGCTTGTCAAGGTTCCATCGTCCGTCCGTCTCCTGGAGATAGGGAAATACACAACCGCCGGGGCCATCGTCATCCCAACCCGGATAGAATATCCTGATATATCGGACTCCGGTCTCACCTACGCGCCGGGCGAAGGTATCAAGCTCCTCGTCACTATATCGCTGGACCTTCGACTGCAAATCCAGCCAGGCCAAAACTAACCAGGGAGAGGCCAGCGGATTACGCGCATGGCGGCGGCAATAGAGGGCCGGGGCTTCACTCTGGGGCACATCATGGGCCGGACAGTTCGCTACCGCCCGCTTCCCGGTCTCATCGCAGACCCGGACCGTGGGCTCATGGCAAACATTGCATGAGACTTTAGGTTTTTGTCCCTTTTTGAATTTTTTGAGAATCTTCGATAAACACCATATCCCAGGTAATAGGCCGGAAATGACACAAACTTCAATCGTCACCGTATCCTGCGGGCCACAGGCGGCGAATAAAAGAATTAGGCTGGTTAAAAATATTATTCTCATGTATATCTATTCCCCGGCATCGGCACGCAGAGCATCCGGAAATAATCGGGATAAATACTTCGGGCATAGACCACAGCAACTCTTAGTGTTTTCACCCACATCTCCGGGTGAAAGCCATAAGCCTCGTTCGGCAATTTCGTAGTCCGAGAAACTACAAGAGCATCGTTAATATAAAAATCCCATTGTGCCGCCGAGACGCGCTTTATCTTCAGTACATACCAATTTCCACTTACGCAAGCGATACCTGTATCGGTTGTGCCGGGGTCAAGTGGCGTACCGCATGAGGAAGCGTACCAATTCCCCCCCACGTTAGAATCATAATCAAACCATGCGCTGGCGCAGTCACCCCCCCCACCCACGCTCTGAGCACCATAATTAAAAAGGCCAATCCGCGTCAAAATTTCCGTGTTATCCGGGACTTGTAAAATATACTCCACCTCGTCAATCAAAGCGGGCTGGAGAGAACGACTCGGAACAAAATTCCCCCGTAAAGTAAGCTTTACGGAGGTTCCTGCGGCATTCCCTGTTTGCAAATCCTTGACGCCAATATGGTTTGCATCTAGCACAGCAAGTGGAGCATCGCCCACCTGACCGGAGATACTAGTAATAGCAAGTTGCCATCCTAAATCACCAACGGCTCCTCCCCCCGTCTGTATTACTCCGCCGTCTCCGCTGACAAACTCATCCTCTATCTGAACGAACGTCTTCCTGAGATACCGGCCCCAGGTATTGTTTCCAAGCCGCACATCATAAATTTGTCCCGTTCCCTTAGCTTCAAGACCATGCTTCGTGGGGGATGCGTCTAAGTCCGCGTTATCATCGGGCGCCTTGAGATCGTCAAGCCTAATATCATCGCCGCCGCCGGATTCATGCTGTCCGTGATGAGCAGCCGGCGCAAAGGCCGACGCATGTTGGCCATCGACCGTATCCGCGTTTGATGTCGCTTGAATTTGCGAGGCGTGCAAACCGTCCACCGTGTCCGCGTCCTGTACCTGAGTAGTAATATCTGTTCCCGGATGAGTATGAGGCGAAAGGTACGGGCTCAGTGAGCCGCCCGTGGCGCCCGCATCAAAATAGCCGACAAGATAAACATCAAAAGTTCCTTCTTTGCTGAGCTTATATTGAAAAATTCCATCCACATCGACTTTCTGGATAATCTGGCAAGCCGCATCTAACGGTAAAACATCATGGGTATGGCCTTCAACCGTGCTAGTGGTATAAGAAAACCCTGCGATGCCTTCATAATCAGCCGAGGACCCTTTGACCCTGGTGTATAAATTGGCCCACCGTCCACCGGAGGTTTCTCTCACGGCCAGAAGGATTGCCCTGCATGTTGCCGAGGTATACGCCGTTATATCCAGATCATGCCATGCCCCATCATTCGTCAGGGTCAAAAACTGAGGCGTTGTCTTCCGGTTCAGCCTCAGCATATTGCGATCAAGATAATCTTGGACCCCTTCCCAAACTCCGTGCGCTTTGCGCCAATCATCTTTGAGGTGAAACTGGAGATCGTTTTCTTTGGTTAAATCTTGTCCCTTCATGAGATTGTCACTCCCTTTATGATAGTTTTTCCCGCGCTGATTTGTTTTTGAATCGACATAATGCGGAGAAGAATTTTATTGGCTGAGCCGGAAGCCGACGGGAAGCGGTCCCGGCTGAAATAAATGAGGTCCCCGGCCATGCACCCAAAAAGCAGGGTATGAACCGAGAAGTTTATATAGTCCTTTTGGAGATCATTCTTAAGGGCGGTCGCTACAGCCTCAGCGTCTGCTTGGGTAGTCAACCAAGTATAAATATCAAGAATCTCGGAAGCCTGCTTTTTCCACAATGCTTGATTATCGGTAGCCGTTACTCCGGCCCAGTTGTTATCGTGCTGAGGGTCCTCATTATACCAAACATTCACACCGCGAAAGACCGATTCATTTCCCCGGTTCCGGGAGAATTCGAATATTTCACAATTGCGAACATAGCGGACATCCGACACCGGTATTGTATCCAACGTCCTGAAGCCCAGCCGTCCCTGGCTGTCCTGATAGGTATAGGCCAGACAGGAATGTTCAAGCGTCCTGAAAACCTCATCAGATTTTATTTGCCGATGAAAGGGTGAAGCCAGGGCGGCCGTCCGGTCATACTTTGTCTTGTAAATGCTGTCCAAGTCGAGTTCGGTCAGGCTGAGATTAAGAAGATTTTGGCAGATCCAAATAAAGAGGTCCGCTCCATTTGAGAGAAGTTCACCGGCTAGGTTGCAGAGGCCATCAAAATCGACCGTGACGACATCAGCATTATCAAATACTAGGCTCCGGCTCAGAGTGATAATCCCTCGCTGATAATCGATATAATAATCCGTCCCGCCAGTCAAGGTGACCCCATTCTGCTTTACGGCGGCAACCGATTTAATTCGGCCATCCCGAAGTTTATATCTCCGATTCGTAGCATTGATACAGATCGGAACCAAGTTTGTCAGTGCCCCGATTCCAAGCGGGATCACCTTGCCATTTTCGTTATCGGAGAGTTCGGGATAATCAGTTTTCCATAGATGATTGATCGGCAAATCCCGGCTGAGTCCCCCGCGAAAATCCTTGAGGTCAAAAGTGATGGCCTGGTCTGAAATTGATAATGCATCAATGAATGCCGGGAAGATGGCCTCGAAGTCGGCGTAAGCGAAACCTGGCCCGCCGGCCAGGACCCGGACCTTCCGATTCTCGAAAGTATATCGGGCATATCGCTTATCCCAATAATACTCCCCTCCGATCTTTGCATTCTTTATTGTGATGGAGCCGGAGGCGATAGAGAAATTCCCCTCAAAGAGCGGGGAGATTTCCTGGCAGGCGTCCGGGATGTCGGCCTTTTCGAGCAGGGGGAGATAATTCTTTTCATTAAAAACCGTGGGCGATGCGCCGGGTGAGTAGTTCGTGAAATAAAGCCAGAACGCGCCTTCGATGAGATAATTGATCGGACTATCTCCGCCCGAAGTGTGCACATAGAATTTCCGGCCAAAGAAGTCGGAGTAAAAACTTGAGGCCGTGGATTCCACGTCTGCGATCGAGGTTTTTTTTGTGAGGGCCACCCCATTTTCGAAAGCTTCTTCAATATCAATTCCGCGTTCTTGTACTCCGACTTCATAGGTATAGGTTTTGCCGGAGGTCAAAGACCACCCGGCCAAGGTGATCTTGGGATTCATTTCAATCAGATAAATGAGAGTGGCAATGGGTTTGCGGACGAGAGCCTCAAAAGCGGACCGGGTGAGTCCGGCTAAGGTCGTATCATGGACCGCCGAAGTGTAGGAAGAATTCCCGGCCTTGTTATAGGCCCGGATTTTGAAATAGTATTCTGTGCTCGGCGTCAATCCTCGGGCCAGGAAGTAACTCACCTCAGCGGTGAGCTTTGCAATCTCGGTATAATTCGATCCGCCATCGGTTGACTTCTCAATCTTATAGCCTACCTCCCCGGTCGTAGGCGTCCAAGTCAGGCGCATGGATTTGTCTTTGATCTCGGAGATAGCCAGGACCGTCGGCGCGGCCGGCTCAGAGATCGTCGTAGCTGAGGCTTCGTTTGAATAGCCGGTAAAGGATGATCCCTGTTTCGCCCGGACCTTATAGGTATAAGTCAAACCTTTCGTCAAACTCGGATCGCGGTAAAAATCCTGATTAGGCGCAAGGGTTATGATGAGCGCATAAGCCCCGGTATCCTTGCGATAGACTTCATGCCCATCTTCCTCAGATGAGTTATCCTGGAAAACAATTTCGATCTCTGTATCAGACCAAGGCGTTGCTACCAGATTTGTAGGGTCAGAGATGGCCGCGAAGGTCCGGGCGTACACCACGGCCGAGTAGCCGGAATCGCCGCTATCGTTATAGGCATAGATTCGATAGTAGCGGAGGGTATTCGATGCGAGCCCGGCCCGTTGGTAAGATGAGACGTTCACCCCCAGCGTGGCGATCGGCGTCCAACCGGTTGATCCGTCCGCACTTTCCTCAATTTTAAATCCTGTTTCATTGTAGGAATTATCCTGCCAACTAAGATTGATTTGGCCGGTAGAGACGGCCACGGCCGAAGGATTCGAGGGGGCGGATGGCGGATCCGCCGTGAAAATGTCAACTGTATTTGAAGGCGAACTTTCAGTCAGGGCATTATAGGCAGTGACATAATAGGAGTACCAAAACGCCGGATTCCGGCCGGGATCATTCCATTCGGTGACGTTGGCGCCGGTAGTGTGGACTAGAACGCCGTCCCGATAAATCTTATGGCCGCTTGCGTTCCCTGTGTTTTGCCTCCAGGTCAGATGAATCTCAGTGCTTGAGACACAAGAGCCGCCTAAATTATCATCGGGGATGAGTGGGGTCGTGGCGGAGGCTGTATTTGACGGGTCTGATGATTCTCCGATTATATGCCCTACTACATAATAAGAATAGTTGATCCCGTCCCCACATGAATTATCTAAATAATCCTGAGTTGAACCGGCTAGGCCTTTTATGAGTACACTATCTCTAAAAACATAAACTAAATCATAAATATCATTATTCCCCCAGCCGAGTTGAATAGAATTATAACCGGTTGGATTTGCCCCAAGATCGGTTGGAGGATTGAGGGCCATTAAACAAACTCTCTAAAGTGCCCCGTCCAGGACCAGTTGTTTAAATGATTAGGAACGGGTTTTTCTGTTTCCGTTTGACCCACAAGATAAGAGGTCGTATTCGGAGAAGATGAATCGAAGCAAATAATCAGGGCCTTGGTGAGCCCACATTCAAAATTAAGTACTCTTACTTCTGCCTTTTCAGCATTACTGAGTCCATCGAAGGGAAGATCCCATGTATCAAGCATGGGTTTTTCCTGACCATATAAATTCAGGCTATCACTTAATCCTAAATCAGCCAAGTCCTCCGGCCCCTCTGGACCACCTACAATATAATTCCGGCTAGGCTCAAAATATTTTCCCAGAGAGATTGTCGAGATCTGAATGTAGGCACCCGTGTTGGTCGGGTCTTCAATGCTCACCCTGTAGTAACGTTTCGTCCTTGAGGCTGACAGGAAAAAGTATATTGAACCCAAGGCCCAGGTGATCGTGTCCGTCGTGAGATTTGTCGTGAAAGCGGTATCATCCGCGCCGTAGAGCTTGATGACCGCCGCCGATGAGATATTGTGCCCCAGAAGCCCGATAAAATTTGCTTCGCAGGCCGTTAGTAAGTCTATGTCAATAAAGGCTTTAGGCCAGTGAATCCGGCGATTGTCTGAAGTGTAGGTGGCCGCTCCGGTATCGTTTGCTGTGTCCAGGTAGCCACAGAGGTCAGAAATATCTGTGGTTTTATTCGTTCCATTGAGCCATCGGAGCGTGAAGTTTGCCCCGGCCGAGATTGTGAATTTGCCCGTGCTCTCTGAATAGACGCAGGCGTATGTCAGAGCCTTCCCCGCCGCCCCGTTCAAGGCCGCCGCTACCGCCGTTGCCAGAGCGTTCCCATTGTAGGAGGCGGAGGCCACGGTCCCCGTGAGTTCTGCCCCGCCCTCATCGAAGTTTATTTTATTGCACGTTGCATCCACCACGAACAGGCCGTTGCCCGCGCCTGTCCCGTAGCGCGTCCTCCAGAAGTAGGACTGACTGTCTATCTGAGTATCTTCAGCCGGGTTCTGGGGATGCTCCGAGCAGTGATTTATGATGACTCCGCTACGCCATCGGTTAAGATAAATGAATCGTATTGGCATTTTAGCTCACCACTTTGGAATCCAATTTGAAGCGACCAAGACTACCCTCCTTTTTTATGAGCTTGATGGTTCTCTGGTCAATTTTCTGACCATCAAGATAAATGGGGACCGTAATTTGTAGGTTATCCCCGGTGCGCCTTGCGACAGCCGCCTCAATCCGTTTCATAAGCGGCTCGACGGGCAAAACGGCTTCCTTGCCGGCATCCCCCACTTCGTAGCGGCCGCTACCCAAAAGAGTAGGCCGATCAAACATTGCGCCTTTGGCCAGGGGGATGGCCTGTGATTTAATGATTGCAATCTGGGCCATGCCCATAGCCATAGTAAGAGCGGCCAGGATCGGCCCGATGATCGGCCCGAGAGCCCAGGCTTTTGTCACTGCCTCAGCCGTATTGATGACTGCCTGAATAATGGCCAAGGCCTTATTTTTTTCGGCCGCCTCTTTCTGGAGCTTCTTCTTCTTGGCTTCATATTCCTTTTCGGCGAGCTCCTTGGCGTCCTTATATTCCTTATCAAGCGCGGCAAGAGCCGTCTGTTTTTCTTCCTCGCTCAGCGTGGAATCTTCTATGTCCTTCTTCCGCCTCTCATACTCAGCATCTATCGCATCTTGCTTTTGTTTATTTTCATTATCGATTTCCGTCGTTCGGTTGGAATAGGCTTGATTATAGAGGCCCTCAATCCCCCCCAAAAAATAAGATGTCCAACCAAAAACTCGATCAATTGCTTCTCTATTTTTTAAAACCCATTGTTGAAGACGATCCATTTTGGCCTTATAAGTCCTTGCATCTTCCTTATCAACCTTGGCCCCACCCGAGATTGCCTCCAAAACCCATGTTCTATTTATGGGAATAACTTGACCCTTAATAACGGCCGCGTACTGTCTCATCTTGAGTTCGATCTCATCAATTTTCTTTTTATAATCCGCTACGGCCACATTCCCCTTTTTAAATTCGCTTTCGAGTACTCCTTGTTGTATAGCCAGAAGCTTCGTTTCTTCTTTTAATTTGGGGATAGAGACAATGCCTAAATCTTCAAGAATTTTTTGTTCGGGATGGAGGGCCGCGTTGAGGTCTTTTACTTTTTTCTCTAATGTATCAATTGCTACGCTTTCGTCACTCGTAGATTTACGCATTAATTCCAGAGCGGCTTCCGTATCTCTTAATTCTTTCGTAAGCTTAGATCGGAGCGTAAACCCGAATTTATCGGCAAGCATCTCCGTCGAGCTAAGATACTTATGGAGGTCTGCGAGTTTTTTTTCAAGAACCACGATGGCGCCGGGCGTTCCCTCCCCCGCCGTAGTCCTGAGTTTCTTCAGCGCAAGTTCCGTGTCCTTGATATCTTCTATGACTTGGCTACGTAATCTTATGCCGAGTTTTTTTGCTTCTTCTTCGGTAAGCCTGAGGGCCGCCTGGCCTTTCTCTGTTCCCTTGGCCCACTCAACAAAAAAGGCCACAATCGGAAGCTTAGTTAAATCGCCGCCGGATTTAGCTATAGCAAGAAGTGCGTCGTTATATTCACTGGCCCAAAATTGGGCTTTCTCGCCCTCTTTATTTATTTCCCGTTGTACATTAGCTAATTTCGCGAGAATAGCCAAAAACAAACCCAAGCCGCCTCCTTGAGCGGCGAGCATAATTCCACTAATAACTTTCTTTAAAGTCTCCCCATGTTCAGATAGATATTGAAAACCGAGGCTTAAATCTTCAACGGTCTTTTGGAGTGTTTTATTTTCTATAATTGCCTTGCCGACGGTCTCCTTAAAGTCATCCAGATTATTCTTGAGCTGGGCTTGCTTGCCGGCGAAGGTTCCCGTAGCATCGGTCGCCCTTTTATAAAATCCTTCCAGCTTTTGCAGCAGTTCATTTCGCTTTTCTTCGACCGTCCCCGTTTCCTTGACCTTGATTCCATATCGACCCAAGGCGGCGGTATTTCCCTCCATAGCCTTGGATACAAGCAGGGCAGCGGAATTAAGATCAATTCCCAGGACGCTGGACAAGCCGATGGCTCCCCGCGTGGCCCGGTCTATTCCGTCCCGGTCCAGGGAGGTCAGTTGAATTAGTAAGGCCTGGGCGCCCTTGATAGCTTCGTCATTATAGATCGTTTGTTTTTGAAGAGCCGAAGCGCGGGCAATAAAATATTTCGCATTGTTATCCACCTCTCGGCCAGTCGCACCGAGAGCAGATTTAAGAGCGGCATCAGCCTTCTCGGCCTCTATCGCCGCCATGATGGAGCCCTTAATAAAGTCCGTAAACTCTTTGACAGCCTTTGAGGCAAGTTGTTGAATTGTTATGCCTTTGAAAATTTCTTTCCAAAGACAATCAAAAGGAGATTTTCCCTTCTCGGCCGTCTTGCCCAAGTTATCAACGGCTTTATCCAGATTTTTAGCGGACTGCTCGGCCTTTGCGCTATCCAGGGCAACGCTGATATTTATGTCGGCCATTTCAATTCAACTCCGCCTGCATTTTTCTTGCTCTTTTTTCGTCCATCCTGACCATGACTCGATGAATCCGGGTGAGTTTCAGGATCATCATTCTCATTCCTGAGTCATCAAGCCCAATCTCCTTGAGCAAAAAAGGCATAAGTCCATAGTCTCGGACAAACCCCGTGCTGTTCTCTTGATACCAATTCCATACAAAGGCGTCTCCACCCTCAAGTGGCGGCGGATTCTGACTCGGGTGGCTCCCCTGCCCTATCTCGCCCGGATCCGCCACCTCACTCCAGTCCTCCCACCAGGCGAGCCAGGCCGTTATTTTTTTAGGAAATTCTCAATTGATTGAGCATAAGTGAAAAGTTCTAGGCCCAGAAGTCCGTATGGAGTCTCTGCATCTTTAACTTTTTCCGAGAATAATTGCGTCAGGTAATTCCGATGAGCGCGCTTATTCTCCGGCGTCGGCAATATCGGCACCCCCTCCGAGGCCAAATCCCACTCCACGATAGCATCCAATACGGCATCAATAATGATGCTTGAAAGCCGGATGTCCTGCGGGTTGGGACCGATAGTTGCATCCAACGGCGAGAGACCAGAGATCGGCTTCACGCGCACCTTGAAGATGGGCGGCGAAAGCAGTCTATCTGAGGCCAATTCAAAGGTAAGCCAGTCGGAGAGCTCAATCAATTGCTTGATGTTCGCCATAGAATCTCCTTATCAGGCCAGGTAGTCCGTAGTGGCCAAGTTTTCCAGTTCAAGATAGGGGGCCGTGTAGGTCATGCCAGTCGGCGCCGCGGCGGGTTCCTCGGCCACCAGGGTCAACTCGCTGTGGATGATCTGATCCACAACGTTTTTAGTATCCGCAATTATGAGCCGGGGGAACCAGAGCTTGAGGTAGTAATAGTAAGTGGTTTCGATAAGGTTGCCAGTAAAGGTAAGGAGCGCTTCCTGGGGGGTCTCGGCCAACATCGTGGCCAAGTAGCCGGCTTCAGTCGCACTCATCCTGGCAAACCCGAGCTTGATGCCGATCTTGGAAAATCCGTTTTCGATAGGTTCGACGATGTGATCGGCTCCCGCGCAAAGCATGTTGTCCAATGGCCGCTCATAATCTACGGTGAAACTATTGACCTTGGCGAGCGGGGTAGCCGCCGCGACGTTACCCGCGCTAAAGGCATTCATCCTCACCGCGAAACCGCCGAATTTCAAGCGGTTCGAGCGGTCCACATAGGTCAGGGCGTCCATTTGGGTCGCCGTGTTGACCGCCGAATTGTCGATAATCTTATTGCCCCGGAGCTTCAGGATGGACTTAATTTTTCCGTGATCCCCCACCGTTAAACTCCAGGCCGTGGGCTTTGCGCTCGGGCACTCGTGGATGATGCTCGGCATTTCAGCCACCACGGTCCCGAATAGCCCGACTGTATTGGCTTTCCACTGGAAGGTATGAACCTTGCTCGTGGCACCCCCAGCCGCCGGAGTTCCAGCCGTCCCAAAAAGCATGGCAATCAGTTTTCCGAGTGGGCCTGGACTGTAGAGCATGTCGCATTCGATGCTAAAGTCGCTGGCCTTGTAGGGGCCGAAGTCACCGCCCTTCGGTACGGGGCCTTGGTCATGGTCCAGCCTAGGGGCATACTCGACCGCCCCGGCATCGAAGCCCTTGAGCCCACCAATGGGCAACACGAGGCCAGAGGCAGCGGGCAGGGCAATAGCCGTGCCCCAGTCGGTCCCCTTAACTGCCCCGATTGCATAGTCCCTTCCTTGGGCTGTGTTTGGAGTTGTCATGAGTCACCTTCCTTGCGGGCTTTCCTCACGGCCTGAATGATTTCGGCCTCTCCGGTTTTTACCCATTGGGCCAAAACCGCCGCCGGGAAATCCTCCGCCTCGTAGATTTTGTCTTTCTCAAGCCGCCGGCCGCGTCGATCTTCGCAGCTATCGACAAGCCAACGGAATTGCTGTTTATCCATATCTGCCTCCTATAAGGTTCGTAAATAATTCACGCTAAAAACTAACTTCGAGACGATATAGTTATGGACGTATTTCTGGGGCACTGCTTCCCTGTTCATCTGCAAAATCGGATTACTCGAAAGAGCTGCTATTGCCGCCGAGTTGAGCAGGTCCGCCTCTATCGTCTCCCCGTCATTGAGAGAGGTTTTCCAGACCGTCCGGGGTTTTCTCAGCGCCTTGTAGGCTATCCAGATTGATATCTCCTCAGTTCCGGCCGCCCCCGCATTCCCGGCAAAATACTCGGCATTGAGTTGCGCCGCTTCCATCCTGAAGGCCTTGTCAATGATTGAATCCGGGACGGCATCGAAATCGAAAACTTCCTCAGTAGCATGGAAGCCGAGCGCCTCAAGCCGCGTCTCAATGGCCCCGATGATGCCAGTCAATGCGCCCATGTGTTACCTTATCAAGTCAATCCCGCCCAGGCTCTCTTTCTCATCCGCATCAATGGCCCCGCTTTCGTCCTCGTCGTATTTGATAACCAACTTGGCAAAGGCTGCCTCATAAGCCTCATGATATTTTTGATATCGCGCCCACCAGATGTCCTCGGGGGTCTTGGCAAAATCAAAGCAGATCATCTCGAATGTCTTGAGGATGACCAGCTCCCGGACTTGATTGCCATCAATGAGCATATGCGGCCGGCGGCCCTTGTCCCGGATGGCCCGTTCCACTTGCCTGAATGCCTCGAAGATTTGAATGGAATAGTTGACTTCGGTTGCCCAAAGTTGGTCCACAAGGCCCGGAGCATAGGCTTTAAGGTCTATGTCTGTGACGTTGCACCCGAGCGCATTCAGAACACAATCGAACAGGAAAACCACCCGGTACTTGACGCCGGAGACTGTGTATTCAATCTCAATCAGGGCATTTTCCCAAAGCGTATCAAGTAGGGCGTCATCGAGCGTGTAGGTTAGGGTCCCCGTGCTCGCATTCACGGTCATGGCGGTTGAGGCTAAAGCCTCATCGCCGTCCGGGTCCTTTATAACAATAGTTGCGCTTGACGGCTTTATCTGTGCGCCGGCGGTATAGACTTTGACCTCAATGGGATAGTCATATCCTTTTACGGCCTGATTGTCGGTCAGGATTTCAACGTTCATTTTCTAGGTCTCCTGCGTTTAGGCCCCTTGGGTTTCACGTCCGGCTGGACTTCTGGAGAAAGAGACGCGGGGGCCGCGTCAGCAGCCCCCTTGTCTTGTGAATCGACTTTTGGTTCAACAACAGCCCGCAAGATGACCGGCCCCGTAGGAATGGTGTCCTTATAGCCAGGAATCTTCATGGCCATTCGCTCCTCTACGACCTGGACCGGGTTTCCTTCCAGCGTTGTGATCTCGCATCCGCAGGTTCGTCTCAACTTCTCCGCATCTTCAAGGCTGTTCGTTGTTCCGAACCCGCCGCAAAAGTCCACGCCCGCGACAAACCCCTCCTTGCTTGGATCGGGATGTTTCAGTTTGTAAATCACGGCGGGCCGTTCCTTCTACCGGTTCGCCTGGCCGGCGAGCATTTCCCAGGTGACGTTGTTTGTGCCTACCGTTCCGACATATCGGACATACTTCTTGGTGGCCTTGAAAAATAAGGGGTTGCTTTGACCGGCAGCGGTGAGTTGAGTAAAAACTGCATTAGGAATGTCAGCATAGCCACTGCCAAGCGTATCGGATTCCTCTAGATGTACGTCCAGGGTTCCACCAGAGACCACAACGGACACAATAATAATGGCCTTGATGAGGCCCGTAGGGCCAATGGCAATGCCCGTGCCGTTCACGGAGCCGGCGCCTTGAAGACCGCTTGATTTCAAGACGGCTTCATCGTCTTTTGTGATTGGATAGTCGCTCATAATGCATCTCCTTAATAGACGCCCGAGATTTTGGTGATACCCTGCACGCGGGCAATACACCGGGCCTTGAATGTGGCCAAACCGACCAGCCATTCGATGTTGTAGCGCTTGACATTCTTGGTCTCAAGCGTACCCTTGTCCGTACCCTCGGGCGGGCCGGTCTGGATTCCGCATAAGTCCGAATCAACGCCGAACACGACGGCATACATGGAGGCGCACACGCCGGAGCTTGAACCTTCGGTTTCGTCAAAGGCCAGGATTTCGTTTCCAGAATTGTCCTTGTCCAGAATCTGAATGGGAATGCCGTTGAAGGTCGGGGTGCGATGGCCGAAGAAGTTGGGATCGGTGAAGCCGAAAAGGGTCGAGCCTTTGAACAAGTAGTCCACCTGGCGTTTTAGGGCCTTGCCCATGATGTACATGGAGGGGGTGCCATCCAGGAGGTCCGCCAGAACCGTCATGGTGTTCTCAACGAGGTTGGCGCCGGCTGAACCCGTGCCCGCATCGGCATGGAAGTGTTGCGTTCCGGTTCCAATCCGGCGATTGAGACCGTCGAACTGGAGGGGGTCGGTAGATTCATCGCCGTCGATGAGCATTTTGAGGAAGTACAGGCGAGCAGCCTTGGCTTTCTGGGCGATATCGGTGGACCGGCGGTCTTCGCCGAACCACTTAATGAGCGCCAGGTCGGTATCCGCATCGCCGCCCAGGATCTTCAGGTTCTCCGTAGCGGGAACGATGACGCCCACGCTCTCGGTATATGCCTGGTTAATGCCTCGGAAGGCGATGCCGGGGAGAACGCTTTCCTTGTTATAGGACAGCGCGTTCCCCTGGATGGGACGGAAAGGAATATTCGCCAGGAGCGGCTCCTCGGCAAACACTTCGATTACACCGCGAAGGACTTCGTCCTGTGTGCCCTTCGCGTATTCAATGAGAGTAAACATTCGCTTTGCCTTTCAGGGCTATTTTTTCTTTTGATTCGCAAGCCCCGCAGCGATTCGATCAACCCCATGAACGGAGTCATCGAGTTTGATGGGTACGCCTTTCAGAGAAGCCCTCCCAATGCCGGGCGGCGGAATCTTTTCGTCGGTCTCAGCGAACAGGTACGATTTGGCCTTTCGTAGGGCCTCAACCGCTTCCTTTGCGCCTTCGACTACGGCGAAATCCTCCGAGAGTTTGAGCCCGGCCCTATCGCAGAGTCTGACCGCATCCCCGGCGTCAATGATGCCCGCCTTCTGCGCCTCCAACCTCAACTCGAAGTCGATGCGCTGCCCGGCGAACGTCTTTTTCAAATCCTCCGCCTCCGCCTTGTGCTTCTCTGCCAGCTCCTTGAATTTGCCCTGCTCGGTCAGTGCCTTATCTTCGGCATCCTTTCTGTCCTTAGCGAGCTTGTTCATTCTTGCAAGGATATTCTCCCTATCTTGGAGCAATTCCTTGAGCTTATCGGGGTCCTTCATTAGGTCCGCGATTTTGGGATCGACTACCACGTCTTTTCCGTCCGGCACTTCCGGCGCTTTTTCATCCACCTTGGGTTTTTCCTCTTTGTCAGCCATCTTGGCCTCCTAAATTTATCGCTTACGGCGTCTGCCGATTCGCTTCATGCTTCTACCGTCACTGAATAAGTGTCAATATAAATGCTTCCCGCCGATGTCGTGGTCGTAAACGTGACTACATAGATTGTCCCCGCCGTGCCTCCGCTTATCATCTGGGAGACTACAGCCCCCAGGATGACCGGGCTTCCGTTCAGGGTCAGACCCGATGTGGCCGAAGTCGTGCAAGTCGTGATGACTTCGCCGTCCTCTAAATCCGGAGCTTTGTAGAGGAACCCGACGGCGAATTTCTCTCCGGCTTTTTTAGTTATCGTTGCGGTAGCCATTATGACCTCTTATCCACAGTAACAATCCGTCCCCGGTCCGGGACGACTCTTATTCTCTTGCGGTCAGGAACCTTGACAATCCGTTCCCTTGGCGTGACTGTGAATATGATGGCCTTCAAGCGGCTGAATATTTCAAGGAGATTCCCAGTCATCGCAGAGATTCCCGCCATAGTCCCGGCCAGCCGCATGATAATCTTCATACCCCCGCCGAGATAAGAAGCCTCCGCCACGGCCCCTGCGAGGCGCATGGTGGTCTTTGTCTCCCCGGTAAAGGTGGAAGCGGCTTGGATTGACCCGGCCAGCTTAGCGGTCATTTTCGCGTTCCCAGTCAGGCTGGATACTCCGTCAATTGAACCGGCGAGGGTGTAAGTGATCGGTGCTACCACCTCCGCCCCCCATTCACCGGCTTGGTAGCCATCAACTATGTCGTGAAGGGTAGCCTTAATCCAGGCGGAGGAACGAGCGATATTAGAATAACGGACTTCGGCCATTGGGCCGTCAAGAAAAGAAGAAATATTGTCTGTGCCTATCCATATACACGAACCAGCGGGCTGAATATCAGCATCAATCCCGTCTGCCTGTCCCTCTAGTGCGCCCTGCATGAATATTTTAATTCTATTTGATGAAAGAGTTCTGTCATATGTTCCGACCAAATAATACAAAGTTCCCGTTGTGGGATGGGTCGTTGAAGTTGCGATTGGATCAGCGGGTGGGGTATAAGCACCAAATCTAAAATCATTTGCATTCATCTGAATCCGCAATCGCCAAACCGTATAGCCCGGCCTTGTTTGAGCTAAGTCAGCCGTTACAAAATTAAGGGAATCAGGATAATGCCATCCTTCGATGGTCATAGCTCCGCCAGGGTCAAAATCGGAATGAATAGCTGATTTCAAATAATCCGCATCCCCGTTCAGATCAACGGCCTTGTTTATTGGTCCATCAACCTGGCCAGAATTAGCGTTCGCATCTATCAGAGTAAGATGGTGTGCGTTTGCCGTGCGGTCTTTGTAATTGTCTGCTCCTGTTCCATAAGATTCATCTAAAGGCCAGACACCCTTGAAATTCGCATCATAGGCATCAGGGCCGCTTGAAACATCCGGAGCGCCCACCTTGCCGTAGTGAATATAAATAAAATCGCCACCCGCCGCATGACGGGCTGGAATCTTCACTATCCAGCGTCCCGTAGCCGCGCCAGCCACAACTGCGAACGACCGGCGTTCATGGAAAAGAAGCGTTGTCCCATCTGAGGCCGTAAATCTGATATCATAGCCGGTTGGAAGTGCGTGTACCCCAATGTCCGTGTCACCATTGATGAAAATAGGATAGGGATAGTCCGTTAAATCCGCATCAATATAAGTATTCGGGATATCCTTTTGTTTGCAGTAAGACCAACCAGTTAAAGGGATCATTGTTTAATCCAGTTCTGCAAAATCTTCTTCTACGAGAGAGGGTAGTTTCATCAACTGTTCTTTCGTGCCAATTACTGGTGATGTATTTTTTGGGGCAGCCTCATGGATGTTCAATTCCTCGTCAGCATCAAGACGAGTGGGCCTTGAGACTGCCTTGTCCCCTGAGTCTAGATAAACGACCCATCTGTTATTCATGCACACATCCTTGCCGTTATCTTTTTGCAGATTGTTTAATCCAGACTAACGTCCAAATCCCCGGCCGCGAATTTCAGGATGACGCCCGCCGCCGCAACCGCCCGTGGCGTAGTCAGAACACCCCATCCCAGGAAATTCCCGGCCGTCGGATCATCGAACAGGGCGAAATGGGTAAGGTTTGCTCCGGCCGCCCATGCCCCGCTTGATTCGGCGAAACTGATATCAGCCGCATTGTCCGTTGCGCCGGCGCCCAGTGTTGCCGCATTCCAATCGGAGGCCGCCGTTGATTTCCTGGCGTATCCCCCGCTGCTCGGCTCGGCAATAGTCGAACCGTCATCCCCCGGATCAGCCGTGGACAGGGCCAAGTAGATTATCGGAGCGGTATAGGCCGCCTTGCCAAAGAAGTGATCTAGCAGTTTCTTTTCCAGATAGTCACCGAATGATCCCATGTGAATCTCCTCTACCGTTTCCTTTTCCTGGGTTTCCATCCATGCTTCACGGCCCGAGCTACATTCTCAAACCGAGCCCGCTTCCTGCTCGATCCGAATGTACGAATCTCCCCGCTCGACATTCGGAGTTTGCGCCTGCCGATCTTCATTTTGGTTCATCCAATCCGAGATTTATTTTCCCGAAAATATCCGGGTTAGCCGAAAATACCTGATATAACCCGATCGCTATTGAAGATATATTTTGATGATTGAGGCCCAGATCAAGGTTGCAATTTAATTGCTCTATGATTTCATGGATAAAGGTCTCTTCTTGTCCATCGGGACATAGGGTTGGATCAATATTAATAAACTGAGCGTTCCCGCAGCTCTCCCCTTTTGCATTATGGTCTCGGGCAAGATTATTTTTATAATGCAGCGTATAAGTCTTTCCTAAAATATTTATAGTTTTCATCTACCGCCTCCCCAGGAGTCTCATAAGCACATCGTCTCTGTACTTCGTCCATAACTTTTGAAGGGCCGACTTCGAAATATTGAAAAACTCTCGCATAGGAGGACGGCCCGCTCGTGGCCCACCCTTGTTATGGAATTGAGCAATGAGCGCCCTGGCCCCCCTGATGAACACCCGCCCATGTCTAGGGTCGGTTACTTCGGTATCCACCGAGTCCATCATTTCCCCCGTCCCCCTCAAATCCACCCGGCTTGAGCCTTTCTTTTTGGCATAGGCTTTCGAGTAGGGCTTGAAGTTCCGGCCCATGTAGTCATGGCCTTGAGCGGTCTTTGTCAGAATGCCCTCCTTGATTTCGCTGACTATACTTTGGACCGGAGCCTTGCTGTTGAAAAAGTCATTCACGCTCTTGAACCGCTTGCGCACCGCATCCAGGCCGCTGACATTGATCGTGAATTCAGACATTAGCCTTTCCCCATGAGCTTCTTCAGGTACGGTCCGATATCCTCAAAGTCCATCTCATATATTTCGGGGGGAAGCTTCGCGTTGCCCTTGGCGTACCACTCCTCCATGAGTTCCTTCAGGCCCGCCTCATTCGGCCCTATTTCCACTATGGCGCTGATATCCGTGTCCTTGTCGCCCCGGAGCTTGACTTCATCGCCTATGGCCGGAAACTCGGGCAGCATTTCGTCGGGTATCAGCACGCAGTGGCAGTCGTCCTCACATATGCGGCCGGAGCTTCCCGGTAGGCCCCAGGGTGATCCTTCCCACTCGTCAAAGGTCATGCTCATTCCATTGCATTCCTGGCAACTCGGACAGGGGTTTGTTGAAAGGACCTGATTTGTCAGGGAGGCACCGGTCCCCCGCAATTCCTCAATGTCGCTGAATTTATCGGGCACGCTTTATCCCCTGATGATACGTAGCCAGGAATATCTTATTGACCAGCCCCGCCACTTCCCGCTTGATCTCCTTCTTGAGCTTATCCCGGTTGAATGTCCATCTTGAAAGCTCCGCGTCCTTCTGTTCTTTGAGCGCCTGGAGACTGAGGCCCGTAAGTTTATTCTCCGCAACGAACACCCGCAGCCGCTGGCCGTGTTGCTCCATGAGCATCGCCACCTTGATGCGGAATAGGCTGAGGTGCGGATTGCCGGTCACGGTATCACCTCACTCAAAAGCTCCTTCCCGATCTTCGCCGCCTCAATTATCTCGGGCACTATGTCCTTCAGGATTTGATTCGCCATCTTCGTCACGTATTCTCCCGCCTTCGGCCCGGTCAACTGCCCCTCATCCAGGAGCAGGAACCTTGCCCCGGCCTTATCGGCCGCACTCTGCTCTAGGAGCTGGACTCGGCGGATCGTCTCTCGAAGTTTCATGCTATTTTCCTGCCAAAAAGAAATATCTTGATTTTCATGTACCAAACCCAAAGGCGGCTAAACTTTATCGTCATCATGGGCGGGCCATCGCCGGTCCGGGTAAGGCCGCCGTCTTTCATGTACCAAGGAAGCTTCATTCCACGCCCCCGCCAGCCCCGGCCTGATTGCCTTGCGCCCCCGGCTGCCCCTTCTCCGCGCCCTTCATGATAAAGTTCAAGGCTTCGTCCAGCGTAGGATTCTCCTCCCGCGTCACCTTGAGCTTATTCAGGTTGTCAAGGATGGCCTTCTCCGCTGCCTTCTCGTCCTGAATGTCTGGATTAAATTTCATGTAGAATTGCCCAAGTGATATCAGCCCTGATTTCAGTCGCTTGGCCTCTAGGTCGATCTCATAATTCGGATCCTCCGGGAAGTCTATCTCTCCAAAGTCCACGGCAAAGGTCGCTTCCTCGGGAATCTTCTGCCAGCCCATGAATGAAGCATGGACGTTGTTGACTATCCGCATCACGTCAAAAAGCTCAGCCTCACCCGTCCTGTAGGTTTCCTGTTGCTCTTGTCTGGACTCCAAGAGCGCCCGGTTCCTGATCTTCAACGCCCGGCCGCTCATCTCAGAAATGCTCAGCGACCACATATCAGCCGAGATGCCATAGTTATTGATGACGGAATTGAGTTGGAAGGTGAGCGACTTTATGAGCTGGTCAAGGTTGAGCTGCATATCCAGAACGCCGATCGAAGCATTGCCCTGTGCGCTTGACCGCGCCACGAGCATGGTCAGGGGATCGGCCACCTGCTCATTCGGAATATCAATCCCCTCCCCAATGGCGTAAATCTGCTTGATCGTGCCTGTCTTAAAGTAATAATCAAACAGACTCATCTTGACGCCCATGAGCACGGCGGCATTATAGAGGTCACGCCCTGAATCCTGGTCCCAAAAGTTGTCTTCCGGGTGTTGGCGATGGAAGGGCACGGCCGGGATGACGAATCGCCCCGCCTTATCGCGGTAGGGATAATCCGCCGGTGTGTAGATAATTTCCTTCGGACGGAGGTCCTTATCAAGAATCTGATAATTGCCGTCCACGTCCCAATACGGATATTGCACGAGGCTTGATCCCGGAGTATTGACCAATGTCTGCATATAGAAAAACCCATCCATCTTAGTCGGGTTATCTTCGTTCTGAATGACCACGCAATTGGCCGGGCTCACCACATCCAGCATCATCCGCCCGTCCCGGATGGCCACGACCACAATCATTTCGTTTTCAAGATTCACAAGGCGATTCACTTTCTTCATCCGCGAATCAAGCCCCACTTCGCCCTGGATTTGGTCATATCTGTCGCTTGGCTTATCAAGCGTCCGCTGCGACGGGACTTTATAGACCGTACTGATCTCATTGATAACGCGCTTCAGGATGTTCTGTGATTGATTGACGTGATAGAAAAGGCGGCTGTAATTCTTTTTGCAGAATAGTTCCTTGATCTTCTCCCGGATAATTTCCTCATAGTCGTCCGAGTAGATATCAAAGCGGTTACCCGCTTCCTCTTGCCGAGCAGCATCTGCCGCCCACTTGGCCTTCAAGAGGCTATTCGTCACCATTGAGGATGCTTGGCTAGCAAATAGGCTCATATGGCCCTCACGGTTGTTTGTTGAACAGGAAATCGGTTAAGGAAGAATTCACCAAGGGCATCAATGGGGTGGTCAGAGATTCCATCCTTGAGCGGCATTTCGCTTTGGATGTCGCCCTTGGGGTCGGGGTAGCGATACATCTCAAATGCTTGAATGAGATGCGTACAAGTACATGAGATTTTTAGCTTCCCATTCCTCAGCCACTTGCGAATCTGATTTATCCGATCTTGAATAACGCCGGGATATTTGCGCCGATATTGAACGACCTGATAGCTAAAGAAATTCCGCAGTTCCTCAACCGATGAAGTTCCAAGCGCCTCGTTCCGGGCATCACCTGCTGGATCGCAGCCGATAAGGGAAGGCAGAGCATCCGTCGGCCGCCCATATTGATCCCGGCCTAGTCCTTTAGTTTGATTCTTAATGTCGAGTGCAATTTGGGGGATAGATGTTTCCCGTCGCAGGAGTTCGGCGAATACCGTCACGTTCTCTTGTGCATCGACATTGATGAACAGCACGACTGTAGGCGCACTCCATCCGAAATCCATCCCAAGGCAGTATTCTTGACCAGAAGAAAAGAGGATGGGCTTTTCTAAGACATGCTTCTTCCTGTCAAAGTCAGAGAATACCTGGCCGCCGAAGGTCTCGAACGATGCCTCATACTCTTGCCTAAAAACACGGGGGTCCATATCGCGGCGGGCACGTTCGATTTCCTCAAACGGAAGCGTTCCCGCTTCTGCGGTTTTGATTCTAAAGGTTTTCCAGTCCCTTGGGTTTTTGGTTTCCATTTGGGATAAATCATAAAACCAGTTATAGCCCTTAGGTGTTCCGATGAACATGACCGGGCCGAGATAATCTGAAGTCCGGGGCGCGAGCACTTCCTCCCAGACTTCAGACTTCATGATTTGAGGTTCATCTAGCACAAGGCGCCGCAACTTGACTCCGCGAAGCGAATCGGGCTTATCTCCGCCTTTTAGCTGAATCCATTGGCCCGCATAGAGTTCGATGGACATGTCGCCTTCATAGATTCGCTTGACCAATCCCTGCTCTTGAAGTGGGCGGATATTTTCTTTCAACTTTGCCCATGCGATGTCCTCCGCCGAAGTATAGGTAGGAGCAACATACCAGCTCATCGAATCTCCAAGGCGCATATCATCTTGGGGAGCTGAAGTAACAAGCCAATCTACCGCAAGCGTTGTTTTCCCAGACCGCGCTCCGGCCGCTATAACCTTAAAGCGATGAGGATCAAACTTGACCTCTTTCTGCCACGGCTTTAGGACATAGGGCAAGATGATTTCCCGGCGCACTTCTTGAATTTGCATCACTGGCCCTGTTTTTTCTCTTTATCGTCATAGACAAAAACCCACTTCATATTCGCCGGGAATAGTGGAGCCTTGTCTTTCTCAAAAAGCCCAAGATGCTTACAAAGAGATTCAAGGGCAGCCGTCTTACTGTGCAGTTTGAACGTAACCTTTTCATTGATGATTGAGTCCTCGCCCTTGGCGTCTTCCCTGACCGTCCGGTTCTCTGTAATGGATTCTAGGGCTCGGCTTGCATTGAGCGGCATTTGGTCAAAACCCTTGGCCCGAACCGCGCCCGTATCGTCATTGATTTCGATATAATCCTTGAGGTCTGAAAAGGCGAGGATGGCGATTTCCTGGAGTACCCGATCTGCCGTGATTTCAAGACGCTTAGCCCGTTTCTGTTGAGCCTTGGTAATAGCCGCCGCGACTGAAGGTTTTTTAAGTAGTTGATGACCAAGTTGTTCAGCAGTTTTTTTAGAATATCCCGCCCGAGTTGCGGCCTGGGTAGCATTCAAGTCCTTCAGGTATTCCTGAACAAAGAGGACTTGCCGGGCCGGGAATTTCTTCACGGGATTACTTCGCCTTTTTCAATTCCTCAATCTGCTTCAGCGCTTCACCCAATGCCTTATCAAGCGCCTGAATGTTCTGCGAGTTCTGTTGGACCTGAATGACAAGCCGGGCGTTATCAAGGGACTTCTCAATAGTGATGATCTTTAGGACTCCCCAGAATAGGAGAACAGCGCAAAGGCCCCCGATGATGAGGGCCTTCAGACTTATCGTGATCTTACGATCCATTGTCAGTTGTAAAGCACGATGTATTTCGTGCCCGCCGGGGTCTTCACGGCGATAGCGCCCGAGGCAACACTATGGCTTCCGTCACTATCGGTCAGGAACCCAGCAGCATCCTCAAAATTGAACAGCACGGGCATCCTTCCGCCATTGTAGACAGTGAACGCGCCGTCATTGGCGATTGTCCCGTTATGGGAAAGGCGCACCAAGTAATCACCACCAGCCGCCTTAGTCGTGGCATGGGTATCGAACCATCCAACCCAGCGCCGTCCGACCGAAGTTCCCGTTGCGTCAATGCGTCCATAAAGAGCTGTGACGATATTTGAGGAATCGGTTGTCTGATTCAAGGCGTTAGGCTGGGCGCAAGCATTGACGGCCTTGAGATTTCCATATTCATGGTCAATAGCCGAGGCTGAAGCATCAATACAGGTTGTAGTGCCGATGAAGTTCCCGCCATTTCCCGTGCTCGTAGTGTTATTGGCCCGGGCGCGGAGGCGTACGGTAGCAAACTCCCCGGTGTCGGCCGTATTTTCAAGTAGGAGTTTGATGCCCGCAGCATTAACCGTTGGGAATTGAACCCAGGTCGTACCAGTAGTGATGAGTGATCCAACAGTACCGGCAGGGATGATGGTGGCGTAGTTGATTCCGCCTTTGGGGATAATGGCGCCGTCGGTGCAGAGGACACCGTTATTATCCCAGTAGCGGTCAGGAGTAAAACCCAGATATTTGCCAGTGACTTGCCCGAAGGCGAGTACGGCAAACGCCACGATGAAAAGAGCCGCAAGATACTTTTTCATATTTACCTCCATGAAAAATTATTTGTTTTGTTTCCCGTTCAGCTTCCCCTGAATCCAGTCCAGGCGCTTCTCCTGACCCTGTTGATTCTCCTCCACCCTGGCGATTGCCTGTCCCTGAAGTTCCATCTTTTCTCCGAGCTTGGCCAGGGCCGCCTTATGGTCCTTGCAGGCCTGTGCTTCACCCGGCGCATGGGGGTTATACCGATATTGTCCCCGATCTTTCTTTGCCTTGAGTAGTCCGACTAAGAGCACTATTGCCTGGGCCATGAACATGAAAGCCGGGAACATGTACTTTTCGATCATCTCTTTTTCTCGCACTCATCAAGCTTGATCTGAAGCAGCCGAGCCTTGGCCAGCCACTTGAAGTACTCAAAGACAAAACCTTCCTTCACTTCCCAGTTACCGTTGGCAAGTTTCTGCACGACGAATGACTCTACCGGCAAAATCTTCGGCTCGGGTGTCTTACAGGAGAGGCCGCAGATACTTAGCGCGCATAGCGTTAAGAGCAGCAGCGTCCCCGGCTTCAAGAGCCTTGAGAATGGCTTGTTCATCTTTCTCCCATTCGGCCAGAAATTTATCGGCCTGGTCCTTATGCAGGGCCGCGAAGGCTTCTTTCACAAGGGCCAGCACGGCAAGAATTGCATCAAGTGTTCCGGCCATGTTTAATCTCCTAAACTCAGGAAGGGGTCCACGATCTTGTAGCCGCCGCGATGGGCTAGGGGCCGCATCTTCACATGGGCGTTCATCCGGATAGCGTCCTCGCGGGTCAGGGTTTTGGATCCCCCCCCAGATGCGCCGATAGTGTGGTCGTTGTCAATCGCCATTTCGATATGAACTGCCCGGCCTTCGGCATTCAGCCAGAGAATCAAACAGCCTAGGTATGGGGTTGCGACTTCATAGGGCCGATACCTTTGCCAGAGCATATCGGCGGTCTTGTCATCGGCCGGGAGTTCCAGGCCGACACCCTGAAGTACCTCCATGATGAGACCTGAGCAGTCAAAGCCGAGCATCGGATCATCTCCGCCCCAGCGATAAGGCAGGCCAATGAATTGGCTGATATACCATGCGGCTTTTTCTCGGAGGTAGGCAGCCTTGATATTCATGCCCGGTCCCCCTCAATGAAGGCCGCCGTACCAGGAAAGTCTTCGATCCGCTCGGCTCTGTCTCCCGTAAGATGAACGCCGAGTTCCAAAAAGGCCTTTTCTTCATCCTCATTGATTTGAATGAGGCTCCCGAGATAACAAAGATAAGCGACGGAGAGGCAGAGTCGTCGGCCCTGCCTCTCCCAAATCTTTATCGGCCTCCGTAGATCTTCCATGCGGGATAAGCGTACACCCTGTTTTTTTAGGATATTAGGGGGTGGACGCGGAAAGCGTCCAGGGTGGACGGTTTAGGCGTCCAGGGTGGACGGTTTAGCCGGGGGGATTTCCTCTTGACATGAAATTAAAATTGTGAATCATTTAAAGGCCGCCATGCCGGATTGACCAGCCGGTCCTTGGCCCGAGCACTGGTTTAGCCAAGTGAATACCATTTCGTGCTTCAGACATCCTTCGCGCAGGATAGCGATGGCGGCCCCGTTATTATCTTATAATTAAAAAAAGAATTTATCAAATCTCTCAATTCCTTTCCGACGAAGCCATATCTCTTTACTCCCATCTTTTTTTTCAATTCGTATTATCTGCTTTTCTGAGGCCGATACAGAATCTAGGCTTATATGAATCCGTCTTGTTTTATTGATGAAATTAACCTGAATGTGAAAAAAGGGATGGTAAATTCTCTCGGCCTCGAAGCCCATTCCTCGGAAGTCCTCCATCGCGGCGCGGATAGCCCGCTGGAGGCGCTTTTTTACCGCTTCATCGGACATTTCTTTTTCCTCAGATATTCCACCGCGTCCTTTTTGATAATTAAAATCCTTCCGTCCTGGAGGTGGATATCCCCATCCCCACCATGACCGCAGCAACTCCCGCGCATATTGATGCCGAAATTCTGAAGAGCCTCAATGAGCGGCGTAATGCATTTGTCAATTGATATTCGCTTCCATTTCGCCTTTCCCGAGCAGGATAGATCGGCAGGGATTCTTACCCGGATGGGAAGCGTATCCCGACAAGGGCAAATCGAGGCTACTTCAGACATCTATTCCTTCTCCAGCCTAGTCTCCACAAAAAATCCAATAATAAAATAAGCCGCAGCAATGCACATAAGTAAAATTACTTTTATCATTATTCTTCCTTGATAATGATGCCTAAGGAGCGGAGCTTTTCGACGGCTCGATCAATACCCTCGCCTAGAGTTTCGTCATGCAAAACAAGCAGTTCTCGTATCTCAATCCTGTTTACCTCCGGCCAGTCGGAGAGGGGACAATCAGGGGGAATCGGCTGGCAATCCATTCCTTGAGTTACCCTGCAACTTCCATAACGATATTCATCTGGACATTGTAAGCATGTCTTAACCTTAATCGCTTTTGGCATTTTTCCTCTCCTCCTCCCCCATCTCGGCCTCCCCGCTGGATTCGATGAGGCCATCTAAATAACAAACAATTGGGGTTTTTTCTACATAAAGACTAGATAATCTATATTCCTTTTCGGCCAAAAATAGAGCCTTTTCTCCAGCGTTTAATCCAGAACTAGAAAGAACATGGTAAATTCTTTCAAAAAGAGAATCGTGACTTTTAACAGTGACCGCATAAACCGTTCTTTGAATAGTCATTTTGATTCCTTTATTGAATTTAAAATTGTTACTAAAGCCTTGGCTAAATATTCCAATCGTTTTGCCTTGGCTATTTCTTTTTTGATATATTTTGAAGGGATAGAGTCATGGGGCCAAAATCTTTCAAGGGCCATTATTAAATCAACGAAAGAATCAAAAACTTCTTTATCTGAATAAATGCCAGCACGATTTTTCTCTATCTTTATTGTTATTTCCATGATTCACTCCTTTTCAGGCCGGGATTCTAGGAGAGCGCGCAGCCCAGGTAAATCTGGTCTTGTGGACGGAATCCAGGCAATAGAAATTAATGCCATTTCTTTATCCACCTTCTCCGCCACCTTGAGAATAATAATGGCCGGGGTGTACTTATCCGTCCCTTCTCTAGAGGCAGACCGAATCAGCAAGTCAATCGCGGGTTGTAGTGGATTCATGTTTTCTCCTTCGCCTCAACTTCGGCCTTGAGACATTCGGGGAGACGTATAGATTTACCACTTAATTCATTAAAAAATAAACAACATCTAGCGCTTTGGAAAGAATTCATCCAAGATAGAAATTGACAATTCCCGCAATGCACCCCATCGGGATCAACATCAACTGGAATATGCAAGATGATTTTCATTTCAATCTCCTCAGCTCCGGCGAGATGGGCCGATCCAGGTAGAGGCCGTCCCCTTCCCCCTCTCTATGCCGATCACGCCGGGCATAGTTATCCCCTGCCTGATATCCCCGCTTATCGTTATGATGATGTTTTGCCATATAGATAATCCGGCATAGACCGATGACCTGCTCCTCGGTCATGGCCCAGGGGCGGGTCCCATTGCGGTCGAAGTGGCCAGCGTTTTCTCTGAGATAATTTTCTGCCTGGTGTTTCAGCCAATCCGCAACCCAGGAGGGACTTCCTTCCGGAGACGGTTCTTGCTTGCTCCCTTTTATCAGGTGCTTCCATCCAGGATGTGCAGTCCGCCATTTCTCTCGGTGTAGCTGTTTTTCTTTTTCTTTGATAGCACGCTTAACTTTGCGTTCGGTTTTACGTTCGATTATTTCTGGCCGGGCCAAATATCTTAAATATTTATTCTGATTATAACACCGCCGACAAAGGCCGGTGACCAGGCGGCTTTCCGTTCCACATTTCGCGCATGGCCCAATTTTCGCCTTCCGGCCACGGGGTCTGCATAATGATAATTTTTCCAATTCTTTTCCGGGAAGGTTGGAGGGGCGAGCGGTTTTTCTTCTCCTCATGCTCACCCCTCCCCTTCCCTGGATGGGCTTAGGCCGTCGCCAATTTCTTCCCGAACAAGATGGCCATGATGACGCCGAGCACGGCGATGACCGCCTCAACGGGAATTTTCAGGCCGAAGTTGGTATTGACGGCTGCCAAGACCACGGCGATGAGAGCCAACCAGAACTTGGGGTCCTTCCATCGGACAGTCTGATCTGAAATCTTTCTGAGGTCGGCCTTGGCCTCAAAAAAGATGTAGCCCATAGCTACCCCAATTCCGGTGATGGCCGTCAGGAATCCCGCCGAGAGCCCAAACTGAACCTTAAGGAAGGTCAGGAGCACCAGCAGGACGCCGCCCACGGCCAAGAGAGTTTTGCGGCTTATGTGCATTTTGTACCTCCTACAAAGTTAAAGGCCGCCGCCGGGCGCATGCGGCTGATACCCGATACTCCCTGGGGTTTCGGCCAGTGACTAATCTGGCTTCTCCGTGATAGCAGACCGCTCCACTTGGCGGGTTTATAGTCCCCCTTCCCCAAGGGCGTGCGCCGAGAAAGGCATTGTCGCTTAGTTCCCTCGCCGACGGCGGCCTTTTTATTCATCCAAAAACCTTCTTATTCGTTTCTTATCTTTATTTTCTTGCCTAATAATTG